AAATATTATTATAATTATTATAAATATAAATATAATAATTATTTGTTAATGCTGTCGTAAATAGAAAAATAAATTAAATAAATTAAATAAATATTATATATAATACAATTATAATGATGCATCCTATTATAAAACCAGCAAACAACTATGTAATGCATAAAGAAGTAATATCGATACATGGGGTGGATAAAGATAAGTCAAAGTGGCCGAAAAACAACGAATTTGAAATATCTCTCCCTTATCCACTTCAAAATATTAGTTATATTAAGTTGAAAGATGTGACTTTGCCTAATTTTCTACATAATATTAGTGAACGAAAGCAAAACTCTAAAATAAGAGTTCAATACGCCAATCCTATATTTGGAACTGCGATGGATATTCATCATCATGCCGGCGATGTAACAGAAACGATTACACTTCCAGATGGTTATTATACACCGGTGAAACTTGCCAATATGCTACAAAATCTTTTAAATAGAATAATCTATAATCAGTTTGATTTTGAACCTTTTAAAGTAAAATATGATATCATAACCAATAAAATATTAATTGGTGTTACTGAAGGAGAATTTAAGTTGTTATTAACATACGAGCATGAATACAATGATGAGTTGAAATGTATATATAAGCCTAAATTCAATAATTATACGGATTGGGGCTTGGGGTGTATTTTAGGATATGAAAAAGTGGATTATACTAGCACTACATTTGATGTGGCAACGGCGGATAGTTATACACAATTAAAAACAGGATTAACGCTACCACATGAAACAACGGCTTGGTTGATTCCATCTAAACAATACAACAGTGCTAAAACAACCGTTGCGTATTTAGAATCCCCACATGCCGTTAATACTACAAAATACGATTCAATGTATATTGAATTAGACAAGCACAATTACATAAGTGAAATCCAACCATATTCGGATAATACTAATGCCTGTTTTAATAATGATTTGGTATTTAAAAATAATAGTGCTTTTGCTAAACTATCTTTGGTGAAAAATAATGTATTGCAGGCTTCTATTGTGGCAGATCAGTTGTTTCATATGTTATCATTTACTCAAAATGAAATAACTAGTAATTCGCATAATTATAATCCACCTATTAAATCATTAAATAAATTGAAATTTAAGTTTAGACATCATGATGGGACGATGGCGGAATTTGACAAAGCATCCCCGTCACTTACTTTGGAAATTGGGTGTTTATTAGATGAACAACCACATCACAGAACGATTCGTAGACAATTTTAAGAAAAATTACCTAAAATACCCTAAAAATACCCTAAAAATACCCTAAAAATACCCTAAAAATACCCTAAATTTTCAAATTATAAACGAATTATAAACGAATTATCCTTTTAAAAAATAAAAATAATATATATTCTGTAAAATCAACTTAAAAAGAAGCAGTAATAATAGATTATAAGATGCCCAAAGTATCAAAGAAAGCAACGACTGTATCAGCGCCTGCCGCGCCCTCTACCCCTGCGCATGTACCTGTGGAAGTTCAATCCACCGAACAAGTAGAAGTTCAATCTCTTACCGACCAATTCAACGATTTGTTGGGACAATTGTCGACTCTACGAACCCAACTTACTAGTGTAACTAGTCAAGTTCGTGTATTGGCCAAGCGTTCTGATCGCGAATTGAAGCAAGCCCAAAAGGCTAGCAAAAAGAAGCGCAAGGCTGGAAACAAGGAACCAAGTGGTTTTACTAAGCCAGCAAAGATTAGTTCTGAACTAGCCGCATTTCTAGGAAAGGACGAAGGAACTGAAATGGCACGAACTGAAGTCACTAAGGAACTACAAAAGTATATTCTTAGTCACCAGCTTCAAGATCCTGCAAACCGTCGCAATATCAACCCTGATACAAAGTTGCGAAAACTTCTAGGAATGAAGAAGTCGGATAGTTTGACTTATTTCAACCTTCAAAAGTGGATGAAGCCTCACTTCAAGACTGCCACTCAGGCAGTTTAATTTACATGTAAACAGTTTAACATTTAACATTTAACATTTAACATGTAAAAATATTCTAATAAATAATATTTGTAATAAAAATTATAAATATTATTGTTTTTTCTATCAATCTCTAATTTAACAATCTGCGATAACCATCACATCATTAATATGATTCAATCGCTGGAGGATATATGAAATTATCTTGTTCCAGTATTTCGTGTAGTGTATTGTTGTCATTTTGACTTGATATAACATTAGTTTCATTAAATGTGTCATTCAAGTCAATTGTATATAAATCATGAATCGCGTTTAGTTCACTAATGGTTGCTTTTGTCATAAATTCACTATACTTAACATATTCTATAAAACTGCTTGCTCTATGAGTAGATGCGGATTGTTTGTATTGTTTGTATAGTTTATAATAGTCAAATACGGTTTTAGATGAATGATTGTAATCATTACTAGATAAAATACACATCCATTTAAAATCTTCAAAATTCATGCCTAAGTATTTCAATATTAAATCTAAATTATACTGTAGACAAGTTTCGTTTACAATATCAAGATTTCTATACACATATTTAGAGTTATAAACAAACATATCCATATCATCTGACATACATCCATCTTTGTATATTGTGTTCACTAACCGACCACACACCGAATCTGCTTCTTTTGGTGCGATATAGTATTTCATACCATAACTAACCAGCAACTTTTTCACATTTTCAATATCCGCTTTTTTTATTTTTGTAAATGACTTTTTCAATTCAATCAACTGATTTTTGTTTGTTTTTATATATTTATCAGTTGAATTATCGATGATGTCGTAATACTTTTTTTTGGCAACATATCGTTGTTCGTTTCTATGACGAATTGTTTGTAACTTTATTTTATCGGGTTCTCCATCAAATACAAATATCGCGTCAATATTGTAATGCTTAAAGATGCTGCATAATTTATATATATTTGTTAATAGCATGTCTTGTGACTTGTATTTATACAAATATATACTTATATCGATCACAATAGAACGATTTTTCAACTCGTTTAATGATACGATAGTTACCGCACGCAAAGCGTTGCGCTTCAATAGTTTATTTAATAGTTTGATACCCATAATTGATTGCTTAGTTTGACTTGGTTTAATTAAATATAATAGTGTAATTATATTTAATTAATTTCAATTTATTAGTTGTTAAACGCCATTAATGGTCATCATCATTGTATTTAACATTTTTTTGAAAGAAGGGTTTGATTTGTCTATTTTATCATAAAATACCTTATATTTTTTAAAAACATTTAAAATAGACTTTTTATCGTGCAATTCTTCTATTAACTTTAAAAATCGTTTAATGGTTTGTGGTGTTTTGTCGAAATTTAACAGAGAAGAATTGTTTTGTTTAAAAAACTTAATAGTGTCGTTATTGTAAAACAGCAGCACTCCTTTTATAATGTAATAACACAATACATTAGTTTTTTCTTTGTATAAATTACTTTTAATTTGACTATCTACTGTTTTATCCACCAACATCATATAATTCATGTTCATATAATTAAGTATCTTTGTAATTTGAAACATCGTAAACATTTGCTCGGTTAATAAACACACTTTATATAATTGTAAGCATTCTTTTTTCTTGGTTTTTTTATCTAATAGCATAAATGAAAATAACAAGCAGTTTAAATTAGTTGTCCACCATTCATTATATGTTTCACTTAAAGCATACTCACTATCTACACAAAATAGGTTTTTTAAACTTTTTTTAATTGTATCGTTTAGGTGCATTGACACAAAATCCAAGCATAATGAATGAAATAATTCATGAATTAAACATTTCAACCATTCTTCTTTTCTAAAAATAAGTATTTTACCATGTTCACTACAACTATAAGTAACTGCGGTATTTATATTTTCTATATCCAACGGCATTATATTGCTATTGGGGAGCATTTTTTCGTTGTCGTCTAGGTATAAGTATATAGACAGAGTTCTTGTTTTAGCAGTAGTTGTTCCGCTTTTACCGTTTTTTGCACTTGCGCCCGCGCCGGCGACATTGTCTGTTGTATATTCTAATAATAAGTCTATTATAGAAATAGCATGCAACATGATATATTTTGTTATATTTTGCTCTTTAGTTACATCATTTAAGTATATTGTAATATCTATGTTTTTTAAGGTTAATGTATATACAACAATTTTCGTTGTTTTTTTATATATATTTTGTTTAAATTGTTTAACACAGAAAAAACTGTCTAATAATTCGGTATAAGGTATATCACTTTCTGTTTTAACTGGAATGGTTGAGATATTTATTTTTTTATTATTCATTAATCGATGCACTTTTTTATAAGAAATATATAGGTCATTATAAAGATTTCCAATAACCTTTTTTTCAACTGATGTATTCTTGCTAGGAATATTTAAAAGGTCAATATTATTTAACAGCGTATTTATAATAAATTCATTTTGACTGGAACACATATTGTTATATATTAATTATATATTAGTTATAATTATATTTATATTTAATTATTAATATAATTTCGAGATTAAAAATGGTAACACGCAGTTATGTATGTATATGTATATGTATATGTATATGTATATGTATATGTATATGTATATGTATATGTATATTTATTGTTTGTTTTGCAGGTATTTTCTTACTTTCATTGTATCATAAAAGACTATTGTTTCTTTGTGGGAATAATGAACCAATTTTGCAGTTTTTGTTAGCATTAGCATTTTCTTTAAATCTTCATTTTGTGAATATTTTGCCAATTGTCCATTATACATGACATCTTCATTATTATTATTTAACATGAAATCTTCATCTTGTGTAATTGTTTTTGGTCGGAATTTTTTATTATTAACCTTTCCAGTTATACCACCGGCTCCTTTTGCCGCAATTGGGTCCGTTGAAATTTCAGATTTGCTTTCCATAGTAAATAATTTATAATAATCCATATTATTTTTCTTAAACTTGTTGGCTTGATAATAATGTTCAACACTCGCCCATTTATATCCGTCCAATTCAAACAACGCCTTTACTTTGTTTTTACTTTTGCTGTCTTTTACCGTATATAAGTTTGACAATTGTTGTCGCCAGCTTTTAATTTTCTTAAGTTCATCAAATTCATTCACCATTTTGGGAGAGATATTTTCACCACTTCCTTTTCCAGGCATAGCATCCTTAGATTTACTATAAAACTGGAATATTACACTATCATCAAATAATTCGACATCATCTTTACCGGGCGATGGTGACATCTCTGCTTCATTTTCGGAACCGAAATCTTCATCGTCTTGTTGTGGCATAGTGCTTGGAATACCCATATATTTTTGAAATTTGGGAATGTAATTATACAAGCTTTTACCCCTACTACTACCACATTTGGCGACGATATCTTCTCTAAGTTGATATGGAAGTTCATGAAACCTCATCGCACCCTTTCCATCGTATTTTATTAATTTGTAATGATTTCCAGTATGGTCTAATATAATATAATACTTAGGATTAAAATATCCTTTTGTTTCTATCTCATTTAATGTAAAATCACCGCATTTTACAACACGATCTTTTAAATCCATTTCATAGTATTCACTACTTAATACGATAAGTTTAATGTTCATTAAATATTCCAAACGAACAATAGAAGCCGCATCGCCCCAGAATTGACAAGTATTAATCATTTGTTTTAAATCATCTAATGTTTCTATACCATCCATAAACTGAAATTCTTTAATGTTTTCTCTCGCTCTTGCGAGTTCATCTTTATATCTTTTAAATACCGACTTAATCGAATCAAAATCTTTATTTAATTGAACTGCTTTGTCGCGTAAAATTAAACGTGTCTCCCGGTCCTTTTCTTTTTTGGCATCCGCTGCTGTTTTTTTATATTTTTTCCGTACATCCTCATGTTGCTTTTTTAGTTCGGACATTTTTTGCTGCAAATCATTGATTTCCTTCTTAATTAAATTGTAATTTTCATAATAAGTGTCAAATTGTTCTTGTGTAGTATTATCACTTAACATTTTTCTAATTTCAGGAACCGTTATGGAAATATTGCGATGACGCAATCCATCTCGCATAGAGGAAAACAAGCAATCGCCTCCGCCTTCGTTATCTAACAAATCATACTTGGAGTTTTTATAGAACTGTTCTATCCATGACGAAGAAGAAGTTTCTTTGGAAAACGCATTAACTATTTGATCGTTGTCTTGCTTTGTTTCAATAATATCCAAATAATCTTCATCATCTTCTTCATACATAAATTGCTTCATACCATCTGTTTCTTGTTCTTCATCAGTATCTTGTCCATCTTCTTCACTATCTAATTCATCGTCACTATCGATATATTGCAGCAATTCATGACCTTCCATCATGTCTTCAATGTATTCTTTAGTTACAAAATTAAACAACAACGGTCCTTCAATATACGCTATATCAAGGTCATTATCTTTATCTAATAAGTTTGTGTAATCTTCTGCTAAAAATTCATATATACCTATCTTAACTTGGACATTTTCATTTAATACTAAGTATACTGGAGCAAAATAAACATTGTCATACAAACTTGTATTTACCATTCCAACGCCGATATATACATCTATATCAAACAAGTTAATGCGAAACATGGACACCAAAGTATTTTTATCATGCTTTTCTACATTTTTATCTTCCTTAAATTTAATTTCATTTATGATATTAGAGACTACCATTATAATTTAAATTAATATTTTATTTAAATATTAATTTAACTATTCAATTTAACGGCTCAATTATTTAACTGCTCGATTATTTACATCACATTTAAATTAATAAGTTTAGGTGCTTATCACAATTTTAGGTGCTTATCACAATTTTAGGTGCTTATCACAAATTTAGATAAGTATTCATCATTAGACAACTCGTCCCAATAAAACCATAGGGTTTTTCTATGGTCTACTATAAATTGATTGTCGGGTTCGTTTTCAAATTCAACGATGTCATCTATAAGGTCTGACTTCTTTTTTTTTCTAATAGACAATCCATAATAGTTCATAATATGAACTAAATCTTTTTTTAAATAATTAATATCATAGTTTATTTTATCACTTAAAACGGTATCCTCATCGGCTGAATGTTCTGCCTCTTGATTGTTTAAATCTTCACATTTTTTTTGCACCATATCTTCAATGTCTTTAATCTCTATTTTTTTAAGTTTTGTATTTTCGGCAGTTTCGTCAACTATATCACAATTCATTAATTTAATTGAAGGACAATATTTAATATTGTTTAGTAAAGATAATATCATTAAATTATTACCAATTTAAATATTTAATATTTAATAAAAATAACATAAAATAACAGAAGATAAGATAACTTAACTATA